TTATTTGATTCATTAAAAAAATTCATTAAATTATCCATTGATTTGTAGTAATAATAAACCTAATATCAAATTGTTTAGGGATGAGTATACAATTTTATTTAGTAGCAAATGAATGCACGATTAAAATAATGGGGAACTCATAACCTAACTATAAGAATTAATTTGTTATTGAGAATGATTATGTCAAAAAAATTTGAAGATTTCGATAATCCAAGACAAAAGGCATTACTGGGGATGAAGAATAGTATTCCTACAGAACAGTGGGAAGAAAATCTAAAATTTCTCAAACAATTAAGAGCGAGAATTGCTGAATTACCAGTATGTAAACATCCGGCGATCGAAGTTTTAAATAATGGATTGCTTGATAAATTCACTTTAACAAGAATTCATTTAGAATATCGTCATGCGATTGTTCAGATTTTTACTGATGCCTTATTAATGGCCCAGTTCCAGACAAAACAATTGGAGCCTAAACTCCATTCTGGAGCTAAAATGTTTCCACGTGTTTTATTAAGTTTAAATGTACTTGATGAATTTGGTTTTAGACCAGGAACAGACCCAGACAATTATTATCTAGGTAATCCGGAGTATGCACATTATCCTTTATATGAAGATTTATTAAATGATTATGGTTTGAGTGAGAAGGACCGTAGAGAGTATCAACCTTCAAAAATTGCAGATCAGGTAAGAAATTTTCTAGAATCATCTTATGATAGTTATATTAAAGTAGTTGCTTTACTTGCAGTGGCCGAAGAAGAAGTGATTCTTTTTAGCCCACCACTTCGTGAAGCGACTAAGGCTATCGGTGTAGATGTTGAAGGTGGCGGCTATTACCATGTTCATGGGGTATCTACTGACGAAACCTCAGAAGCAGCAGATGATGATCACGAAGATGATCTCTGGTTTGCGTTAGCGCAAGCAATAACTAAAGAAGACTATGAGAGCTTAACAACGCTTTGTATGGATTATTGTGCTTTATGGAATGAGTTTTGGGATGCACAAATTGCTGATATTCACTATTTAGAAGCAAAGAAGTTAGCATAACTTGTATTCATAGTAAGACGAATAATTGATAAAAACTAAAAAGCCTATTCACATATGAATAGGCTTTTTTAATACTTTAAATCCAGCCCATCTATAAACTAATAACCTGAAGTATTTCATTTAATACATTATTTGCATCTGTTAGAAATGATAGAATTACGAAAGTCAGTAAGTTGATATGTATGGGGCTTAAAAACATGCATCCTATAAGTGTGAGCAAATGAATACATTCATATACAGCTACCTGAAATTTTTAACCTATTGAAAATCCAAAGGTTCACGTCTTGTTCCCACCATTTACAATCCAAACCAGATTAGGCGGATTCTACTTCTTTTATAATATACCTGTGGTTTTTGTATTTTTATTAAAGTAAATTAAAACAAGAACTTATAACCAGAAAATGACGTATTTTATTGTTAACTTAAAATGCTTGTAGACTATTTGTAGACTGTTGAGAAACATGGTTAAATCAAAGTTCGCTAAAACAGGTTTAAGACATGAAACTCAACAAATCTACTGTTGATGCTATTCCATTAACTGAAAAAGGTCAAAAAATATATAGAGATGCAGAACTGATCGGTTTTGCTGTTCGGGTAACTAATAAAAGTAAAACTTATATTGTTGAAAGGAGGCATGAAGGTGAACTCTATCGAGTGACAATTGGTAAAACTACCGATATTCCTGCAACAAATGCTCGAGCAAAAGCTCAGATGATTTTGGCGAAAATTTCAAACAATGAATTTGAAAAGCCTATCAAATTAAAGAATGTTGCTAATCCTTTAGATATTACAGTTAATGAAGCTCTTCAAATTTATATTGATAGAAATGACTTTAGGCCAAAAACAATTAGGCAGTACCGTAAGTACTTTGATTTATATTTGGGGTGGGGCAACAAAAAGCTTTTCCAGATATCAAAGCAAGAAGTATTGGATCGATTTATTGAGGTATCAGAAGTAAGTGAGTCGTCAGCAAATGGTGCTGTATCTCTTTTAGGTACTTTATGGAAGTATATTCATGTTCTTTATTCAACAGATGAGAACCCGATCCTTAAAAGTAATCCAGTTGACATTATTTCCGTAACAAGAGGTTGGAATAAAATAGCAAGTAGGGATAGACATCTTCATAAAGACATCATTCACAAATATTACAATGCGGTGCTTCATTATGAAGATGAGTTGAATCTGGAAAATACTGCTAGGTCAAACACGCATCGGGATATCGTATTGATGTGCATGTATACGGGATGCCGTAAACAGGAGGCATGTTGTCTAAAGTGGGCTGATGTAGATATTAAAAATGGTACCTTAACTTTTAGAGATACCAAAAATGGTTCAGATCATACTTTTCCTATTGGTGATCATCTACACAGTATTTTGCGTGAACGTTGGTTATTAAGAGAAAACGATTGGGTTTTCCCAGCTACTAAGATGCCTACTTCGTGGAATATGCATGCAACAAAGGTAGATACATTATTGAATAGAGTGGGTAAGGAAGTTGACTATTACGTTTCAATGCATGATTTCCGTCGTACATTTGCCACTATATGCAACCTTTTAAGATTTAATATTTATGTGACAAAAAGACTTCTTAATCACACGGCTAAACCAAGAATTGATGTGACAGGTGGTTATGTTCAAATTCCAGATGAGGAATTAAGAGCTTCGATGAATATGATTGAGGCGGTTTATCAAGGAAAGATTGATTGCTTTAATTACCAATCTGTTTGGGCAGAAAGATTAAAAGAAATAAAGGCGGTTTAACCGCCTTAAACTGTTGCAAGCTGTGCTGTATTAAGCACAGTCTTGCTTTGCTCATACTTCAAAACGTCTTTCTTTTTATATGAAACACGTCTCCCAATTTTCGAGAAAGGCAGTGATGATTGATCACAACGCATTCTAGCTAATGTCCAAGGCGAGCAATCTAAATAAAGTGCCACAACCTCTTGAGGAAACTTCTGTTCTTCATTAGCCATTATGAAGCGATCCAAATATTCTTGTTGCTCTGCATCAGATAGATTTCTCAGATCTTTTAACATTTACTCCTCCTTACTTTCCGCTTTAACTTCTAATTGAGTACCCTCATAGGTGCCGTCACCCCCACAATTCAGACAATGTGTATACATGCCTAAACCATCCCCATCAGGACAGAAGTTTTCAGGTAATGACCCGTCTAGAAATACAGTGCCGCCAATTGGCTTTGTGTGAATATGAGGGGCAAGGCCGTAATAGGGGAAAATGCATTCACCATTTCCATCATCACAAAAATCACATGTTTTAACTTTTACTTCACTCATCCATTAGCTCCTCAACTCATTACGTTCTTTCTTCAATTGACGCAAAAGGTTGTGAAGAGTAACGGTTACAGCTTTATCTAGACTTTTGGTTGAATGAAACTCTGCTAGTTGAGAAAGCGCTAAACCAAAAATGTGGTATGCAAAAACCTTTGCAGCCTCAGGATTATTTTTGAGAAGCTCCTCGGTACTTGGACAAATGATTTTTTCAAAAATATGAACAGCTACCTGATCGGGAGTGCCTTCAATTCTGCTAGGGTTCAAATTAACTTCTCCAATAACTTTGCTCATCCTTCAGCTCCTGATTCGCTAACACCCAACTTAATGCAACCTTCCTCAGGTAAATCAGCATACCAACAGTAGTATCCTTCACCGTCATAACCATCTTGGAGCCATTTGATGGTCATTTCAGTTTCCATCTGGAATTGATCTTTTTCCCCATCTGGCGCACCAAAATCAAAGGCTTCTTTTAGTTCAGCGCAAGTTAGAGTGACACTAGGGGTGGGAGTATCTGGCACCGTCTCGGCTTTGGCTTTATTCCATAACTGCCAAGCATCATTAGTTACAATATTGAAATAGCCATTCATTGTTTCACTGAATGCTAGGATGTCATTTTTACGAATAGCACTTTCACGTTTAAAAATTTCTGTAGTTTTGAATTGTGATTCAAAAGGGATACGTTCATTACCTGTCATTTAAGCCACCATCTCTGCATATTCTTCTTTAGTCCACTCAACAAACTCTCTATAAAGCTGCTGGGCAGGTTTATTTAATCGGTTGTGATAGTCGATCGTTATGCGCCGCCAAGCGACTGGTACCGCATAATGCTTTGTTAGAAACATTGCTTGATCCATGCCTTGCCGGACTATTACGTAGCCCAGCAATTGCAAGTAGTACATAAAACCAAGCATGTGTTTTTGGCTCACTTTCTTGTACTGATCTTTCATGTTAGAAACCGTCCACTAATAAATAATCAGGGGTAGATTCTTGTTGAGTAGGTGTAGGATTCTCTAATTCATAGCGGCGTTTTCTCACATACCCCATTAGCTTCGGTTGAATCTGTGGATCTCGTGCAGCCACGTCTATTTCCAGCGCATCCAATGTTGTGAGGTCTGGTGCGTTCTGGATCTGAACCATTAAAGAGGGTGGCTCATTCGCAGATGCCTTTTCTTTTTCTAGCTCTTCAAGACGTTTGTGAGTGGCGAGAAGGATAGGCTTCATTTGTTCGTCATCCCATGTGCGGGTATAACGATAAACCGCATTTACTTCTGCAGGTGTTTTTGACTCTTTTACACGCTGTAGAAGAGTATCTAGGGTTTGCTGATATTCTGGATCTACTTTAGGCTCGTTAGTTTCTGGAACTAATAGATCCTCGGATGATGAAACATAAGGCCCCTCAGTAACAACAATTGCACTATCGAGATCCTCTTTTAAATCTTTAGTAGGCTCTTCAATTACTGTTTTTTCAGTATTAACCTGAGGTGATTTCTCAACTTCATTTTCTAAAGGCTTTTCTTCTTCAACTTCATCAGTTGGCTTGTTCAGAAGTTTGAGCATATCTTCAGCAAACTCACCACCACTGACTTTAATAATCGCGCAGCAATGAGCAAAAGCATTATCAAAACTTGAGTGGACTTGGCCATGCTGAAGCATGCGTAATTGTCCTTTTGAACCATTCCACTTAAACTGCTGCACACCTAATTCAACAGTTGGACTTGGGTAAGAGCAAGTAGAACCTTTAGCAGGCGCTTCTTTTAATGGTTCAGGTACCTCAAATTCGCCAATAAAAATAGTTCTAGGCTTTAATTGAAATTCGAATTTATCAAAAACATCAAAGCCAAAGTCATAAGGGTTAAATGGCTCCCAGCCATTACGCTCAGTATTATTTACTAAAAGTAATTCACCGTTGGCCCAAGCAAGTTTAGCTTCAACTTTATTTAGTATTTTCATGCTGTCATCCCCGTTTTAGCTAATGTTTCAATGTCTTGTTTAACTGCTGGTAGTTTTGCTGCTTCAATTTGGATCAGGGCATCTATGCCGAAGTGCTCACAAACTGTTTTTACATCGAGGCCACGTTCAGCAATAAAGTTTTGAAGTTCATCTCTTTGTTGATCTGAGATACCGTTAAATTCAGGTGGACTAATCCAAGTGCCACGTTGCTTATCAAACGTGCAATTCAATGCTTTAGCCCTCATTAACATTGCTTGGCGCATGTTCTGGTAATACATGTGTTCTTTATCAAGCGACTCCGTTAATTGATTAAGGTCACCTGCATGTTCAGCTTCTTCACAACTTTGTTTCCAGTTTTCTAGTTCTTCTTGGGCTTTAGCTGCTGCAAGTTGTGCAGGCGTTAAGGTGTTAATGTGGTCTTTAGCTTGAGTAATCAGGTCAGCCAAGAAAGTAGGATGTGCTTTAAGATCTGGTACCCATACTTCACCGGTTTCACCGCCTAAAGCACCTGAGTTTTTCGCATGATGTGTAGGCGAAGGTTTGAAATTAATAACGCGGGCATTTTTACCTTCACCAGTAGTAACAGTTGTTAGATACCCCATGACATCTGCGATACGGTAAAGCTCGTTACGGTTTTTACCACCTAGATCTGGTCGGTAAATAATTTGATCACCGTTTTGATCTTCTGATGCGTGTGCAATGAAAACAACATCTTTACCTAAACTGATCAAAGTATTGATGTATTGCTTGAACGTTTGGTTCGCTAAACCTTGAGCCTTTAACTTTAAAGAACCATCTTTTTGGCGGTTATTTGCCGTAAGTAACAGGTGGGTTTTAATGCATTCAAGCATTGCACCCACGGTATCAATGACTACGGTTTTATATGGTGCTAAGTCCTGCGGAGTAAGGTTTGCAACATCACTCCATTGTTGAACCTGTACGACTGCACCACGCCGTAATTCACCAGTACGGTGAGCACCACGGTCAAAGTCAAAAGAAATTGCTTTTTCCGCAGTAAAGCCCATCGATGATTTACCTAAACCTGGATCAGCGTATAGGTACACAATAATTGCTTGAACCAATAAAGTTTGCTCAGCAGTAATAATCGGTAGAGCCATTATTCTTATCCTTATCTTGAGCCTCTAAAACCGCGTTTTTGCTTATATGCTTTGCGGTCATAAGTAGGGATATTTGTTTCACGCAGTTTTATAGCGAGCTGCTTTCTGCGCTGAAAATCGATTTCTTGGGTGAGTTCATTCCAAACTTTTGGATAAGAAGTTTGGAACCTGAACACATTTAAAGGCGTCTTAACTCCGTCTTCAACTTTGTAAAGAACTGAGCCATTAGCATTAGATGCGTACACTTGCCAGCCAATGCGGACAGAGTAGAGGCCCTTATCATCACGGCCTAAAAATGACATGTAGCCGTCAGGGTGTTTTTTGAAATTAGTCATCTTTAAGCCTCCACCAACTTGTTACGTTCGATGAAGCCTTTTAGAAGGCCATTGATGTTTCGCATGTCTTCAAATTCGGTGAAATCGTTATATGACTTACCATTAACATCAGTGATTTCATTTACTGTGAGTTGTGTAATATCAACAGCGGTGAATTCAGAACCCGGAACGCCGTAGCTGTCAGGATGGGCTTCAAAATCAAAGCTCACATTTAAACGGAAGCTATCTAATTTGATGACGGCAACGCCAGAATGTTTACCTGTGATTTTTGCGGTTAAAACACCGTAAGTACTTGGTTGAGTCTTAGGGGTAAATAGAGAAGGAGCTTCTTTTGTTTGGAAAGCTGGTTGCAATTGGCAAGCAACTAAAGAACCACCAGAGATTGCAAGAGCAGCCATGCTGACAAATGCAAATGAGTTGAAAGGAGGAGCTTTTACGTTCATAATTGATCTCGCAGTTTTGCAAAAGCACATCGGACCTGGGGAGGGGCGGTGTGCTTTTTTGTTGTCTACGAGACAAATATCGCATTTCCGATATTTGTAGTCAATAGTTATTCCGATATTTTTACTGGTATTCCGATATTGATCTCTTGAAACACAAAAATCACTTTAACAAGGGGGGATTAATTAAAATTATTTAATTGATATTTATGGTCTAGCACTGTTAGTAGTTTGATGAAGGATTATTTTCAACTTCACTATTTAAGTCATCAAGAGCATTATCCACATCTGGAACGACGTCACGCCACTTTTCATTTTCAAAGCGCTCAAATTGATTGTTTACTTCCTCTAGTTTAGCTTCTAACTCAGCAATATGCTCTTCTAATTCAGCAATTTTCTGATCTTTCTCATACACGATAGCATCATGTTCAGCTCGGCTAATAGTGTCTGAACATCCAGTTAAAACTAAGACTGGCAATAACAAAATTATTTTAAAAACTTTCATCTTAACTCTTTCTTACTCTTCGTTTTCCACGGTATGTATATCTCAATGAATCTATTACTTGACCAATAAAATAGCAATCTTCGTCAATTGGAATGATATTGGGATGAAAATTTGGGTTAATCGCTTTTAGATACCTTGTTCCATCAGATTCAATAACCAGTTTTTTGAAAGTAGCATCTTTGTCTTTACGGACGACAATGATATCTCCAGATTGCATATCTGAATAATATACTGTCGGATCTACAACAATATAATCACCTTCTACAAAATCGGGTTCATTACTTACGCCACGTACTTTTAAATAAAAACATTTTTCGCAATCATCTGGGAGAGGGAACCATTCCGTAACTTGAGACATATCTACTGATTCAACATTAGTAAAATTACCTGCTTGTACCCAAGATAAAACGGGTGCCATTCGAGCTTGAACTGGCACAACGTTGGTGGTAATAAGTTCCCCAACTACACCTTTTTTTAATTCTTCAGCTGTAACCCCAAGGGCATTTGCTAATTCAAGTATTGAACCTGTCGACTTGGCATTTCCTGTTTCAAGATCAGAAATTACAGATTGTTTTACACCAGATTTCTGAGCTAACTCTTTTTGAGTCATCTTTTTTGCTTTTCGTATTGCTTTTAAGTTTTCACCCAAAGTAGCCATATGTATTTCCTTAAATACGTATATCGGAATTCTGATACAAATTAGTATCGCTTTGGCTATTGTTAAAATATCGGAAAACCTATATATTCACCTAAAAATATAGGAGCTTCGCATGAATCAATGGCCAAACATGATTTCAGATTTGCGTGAAAAGGGCTTAACACAAACTCAAATTGGTACCGAGATCGGGTGCTCACAGAATTACGTTAGTGATTTAGAGCGCGGGGTATGTGGTAAACGCTTATCGCATGAAATTGCAACCAAATTACAAAAGCTTTGGAAAAAGCATTGCAAAACCAAACAAGTGGCTTAGGTAACAAGATGAGCAAATTATCAGTTGATATTTCTGCAAGTGCCAGAAATGGCGTATCCCGCATATTGCATGGCCTTGATATAAGCAATCAAAAAGAGATTGCTGAACATTTAAAGGTTGATCCAAGCACTATTACTCGGCTTAAAACAGACAAGAAAAACAATGGTTTGAATGAGATTGAAATGTTTTGCGAGCTATTGAGTTTGCTTGGATTAAAAGTCGTTCCTAAAGATTACCAGAGCATTGATAAGGAACGTGTTGCTGCACTTTTAGTCATGTCTAAAAGTTGGATGAACCGTATAGAAACAGTTGATGACCTATTTCATGACGAAATCAGTGGTCAAAAGGAAAAACTTGGATATTAAAAAACCACTACCTGCGCAAACAGGAGTGGTTTATAGGCATTCAGTCGAGATGAATCAAATGAATAAAACTAATTTATCAAATCAAACAACCGAACGCAACCAGCCAGAATTTTTAGTGGGTGACGTTGTAGTACTTACTAAAGAGTGTCGAAGTTTTAAATCAAATGATTTGTTTGAAGTCAAAAATAAAACCCTGACTAGTTTATGGACTATCAAATCACAAAATCATTTGTTTCTGGTTTCATCAAAAGAAATACGAACAGCAACAGTTGCTGAACTTAACGCCAAACGCCGACTAACAAGCGCTGAGCAAGCATTAGCGGAGGTGTCATGAATAGTCAATTTAAGTATAAACCTGAGTACAAACAGACTCAGGAAATTCAGTCCTTCTTTGATCCAGCGTTAGTGATTCTCAATGAGCTACATGATCGTAACCGTAAAAATCTAAGAGCCAAAGGTTATGACGAAAATAATGCTGCAATAACGCGTGAAGAATTTTCACAAACTATGGCACAGCGTTTTCGCATTAATCAGTGGTTAGCAGGGCAGATCGTTAATAGTTTGGCTAATGCTGACTTGGTTCAAAAATTTGGTGGGTATGTAAAGCCTAAGGTCGGTGTACATGAGTAATTTTGTGCCTAATTCCTTTCAAGTGCCTAATGCATTTGTTGACGAGGTTTTAAATAAAATCTCTGATGCTGCATGCAAAATTTATTTAGTTATTTGCCGTAAAACTCGTGGCTGGAATAAGGAGATGGATTCCATCTCTTTAACTCAATTTGAAGAGATTACAGGGAAGAGTAGACCGACAGTTGTTAAGTGCCTTAATGAGCTTATCAAGGTCGGTTTAGTCGTGGAACAACCAAGCACAATTCATGGAAATACATTCAAATTAGGTAACGATACTAGCGTTGGTTTAGTGCTTAAATTCCCTAGTAAAAAATTTTTACTACCTGAAATTTATGGACAGACTAGTAAAAATTCTTTACCACTGCTAGTTAAAAATTTTAACTACACTAGTAAAAATTTTTTACCGCTACTAGTAAAAATTTTTAACACACAAAGTATCACTATCAAAAACAACTCTCAAAGTAATAAAAAAATAAATAAAAAAAGAGGGTCTGTTTCTGAAAAACCTAAAACAGAAAAACCAAATGAATTTAATCCACGTTCAGTTGAACTACCTGCATGTGTAGATTCAGAACTGTGGAACAATTTTGTTGATATGCGTATCAGCATCAAAAAACCACTTTCTGAAAACGCAGTAAAGCTAATCCTTAAAAAACTTATCTCGTTTGGACCTTTGGCTAACCAATCACTGGAAAACTCAATTATCGGAAATTATCAGGGTGTATTTGAGCCTCGCCAAAATCAAATTCAGGAAAACCCACAATCTCATAACGTTCCTGAAGAACCGGGTTATTTCACTCAAATGTACGCTGAGAGCAACCGTTCAAACGTGATTGACGTTACGCCAGTGTCACAAGATTTTGGAGGCTATTAATCATGAATGAATTAGCACCATTTGAAAGTTTTTTAAAAGAACTAATTGCGGCTTACAGAACTAAATACGCTGTTCAGTTCAATAAGAATTTTCCAGTAGAGGGGAAAAATGCCGTTCCAATGCAAATCGTTGAACAGCAGCTTGCTAAAGCATTGGTTGGGGTTACACCTAACCAACTTCAAAGAGGCTTAGCGCTATTTTACGCAAGTACAAATACATACATGCCTAACTTCGCTGAATTCCGTGCTATGTGCATGGGGGACGATTGGTGGAGCGCCGAGAAGGCTTGGGTTAAGGCTTGTGAATACACTCAGATCTCTCAACACAAAAAAGTGACTTTGCCAGACGGAAGAGAGCAGAACCAAGAAATTACAACCTTGACCAAATTTGTACTTGATCAAGTCTATTCACTTATTCAAGACGGAGAAATGTACAAAGCCAAAATGGAATTTATCAAGGTGTATGACGAGTACAAAGCAGAAGCTCAGTTAAAGGGAAAAATTCAGGCTTGGTACCAAGAACCAATTTTATTAGCTCAGAAAAGTGAGCAAAAAGTGCATATACCAGTTTCAAATGACGAAGCGCAAAAGCATCTCAAATCTTTGATGGAACGGTTAAAGATTAACGGCCGTAAACCTGCACCAGTACAAAAGCTTAAGGCTAAGGAAAAAGAGCCTGAGCTTACAAAAGAATTAGGACCAGATCCTTTCGATAATCCGCACGAATACGCAGAGATGTGCCGCCGTGAAGGTATGCCTATTCCAAGAAATATTCTTAAGTTAATTGATGGGGTGAATGCATGAAAGCATCTAAATTGATTAGAGATAAAGGACTGCAATACGCGAAGGAAATCGTAGATTCAGCACCCGATAACGCAACTGAATGGAACGAGGGTTATGAGTTCCAATGTGGTCAAAGTGTAGAAATCAGCCCAGCAGATCGTGAGAAGTATTTTGTAGATTTGGTTGAGCTTAAACGTCTGGTGGAGTCGGTTGATTTGGTTGAATCATGGGGTGGCATTGAGGACTTAAAACTATATGACTTGTCTCATAGCAAAGATAAACCTGAATCTGCTGGATACAAGTTGCTTCATGCAATTGCTGATTACGAATCAATATACGGAGGCGAATGATGGGATTAGTTGGTGGATACGATGCTCATTTTTATTGCGACTCTTGTAATGCATTTGGTCAAGGTTATGGGCAAACAAAAGCTGAAGCTATACGTGATATCCGAAATCGTGGATGGGTTTTAAAACGAGATGGTCTTGTACTTTGTGAAGCCTGCAAGAACAGAAAAAATATAGCAATCATTCCAGAAGATGATCGGAATGGCTGTGAGTGGAATATATAAGGAGCCAGTCATGAGTGAGTTTGAGGGTAAATCTGGAAAGTGGGCTTGGGAGATTCAAAAAGAACAACAAGCGAATTTAGTTGAGCTAAGAAGTTCAATTGAAAACCTAGTTCAAAAGTATAAGCACGATGCCCATGCTTCAAGCCTTTTTGGTGATCAAGATAAAGCACGAGTTTATAACTGCTTTGCTAATCAGTTGGAAAATTTGCTGAAAGGTGGTGCTTGATGTCATCAGTCAGCATTGCTGAATACCGCAAGTTATTTCCGATAAAGAAAAATAAAAAGCGGCGTTTAGCAAAGCAAGTTGCCAGACAACCAAGTGTGGGTGAAATGGTTCTGGCAACGCATTTAAGAGCATGCAAGATTGGTTTTGAACAGGAATATAAGTTCCATCCTGATCGTAAATGGAGAGCAGATTTTTTAATAACGGGTACAAAGATTTTGATTGAGGTGGAAGGCGGGATCTGGAGTGGAGGCCGTCATACAAGGGGCAAAGGCTATATAGGGGATATGGAGAAATACAACTCCGCAGCAATGATGGGTTTTACAGTTTTACGGTTCAGTACAGAGCAAGTGAAAGCAGGCGTGGCGATTAAACAAATTGAGCAATTGGTAGGTGAAAAATGAGTGCAGTTTTAAAAACACAACAAATGGATTGGTCTAAATATACTATTGACGGTTGGTTAGAGCAGTTTGGCGCATGGTGTGAAACAGTTAGAATGAAAGGGGGTGATTTGCCAGATGGGCTTCATATCAATCAAATTTACTGGTTGATGCGTGAAGCTGGCAAAGAAGTACAAAAAAGTAAATCTTATATTCGATGTGAGATCAGTGATTATGAGGCGGATCAAATTCAAGCACTTTTACGAAGTCTATTAAATTCTGATAAAACAGATTTTACAACTAAGTTTGCATTAATTTGTTTAATTAAAAATAAGGTTGAAAATAAAGGATTGTTGAAGGTTGCTCAAGAAACAAACCAATCTAAAGCTCAGGTCGCAATTATGGTGAGTTGCGCTAGATTTTATTTATTAGGTCATGATAAAAGATTAAGACAAAATGGAGGTTCAAATGAAAACATACACTGTAAAACTATATGAAGGCGTTAGTCGGGAGAAAGTTAATGAAACTTTGAAATACTACCCTGATTATTTTGGTAAAATATCAATAATTACAAATGTAATTAATAATAAATTGCAATTAACACTAAAAGCATTTGAAGGAATCGACGTTATAACTGCCAATGATCTAATGATTAAAATCGTTGAACGTTTAAAAGCTTCTCAATTAGTAGAAAAGCATAATTTAGACTTGTTGACTGTCTAGACGCTTTATGGCATATTTTTGATATAGTGGACGAAGTATAAGTAATTCACTGATCTAAAGCTCATCGTTTGATGGGCTTTTTGTTTTTATACTTGCTAGATTTCAATTATGATTTAAAATTAAATCAGGTTGCTCGTCGCCAAACATCGCCACCTGAAATTCTATTAGAAATGATAGTTATTTGTTTGTGTCACCTCCATATTAATTAATTGTAGAGTTGATATTGTGTTGTACTGGTGGTGGGCACCAAGCGCCACCAGTACAATCGTTAAAAGCGCCCCTTTTCTTTGCATTAAGTAATGTTCCTTTGATTTAATGGTTAGATTTACACCACACATTAGCTGTCTTCATCCTAAATACATGGTCGTTACATTATAAATCATCTAAATTGAATGCTTGTCTAAATGTTAAGCGTTTAAGAATGCCCACTTAAGCATGTTTATATTTATGCTATAGTCCAGTCTAATTAGAATTTGGTACTTAAAATGAATATCTGTGTTGGTGGTGAACTAGATGGGCAAAAGATAGAGAAAGAAGGCAGATTACTAAAAGCTTCTGATATCGACCCATCTTTTAAAACTGAGTACTACAAGCAAGTTTTTAACCGTGACAACATTAATTATCATTTTTGGCTACCAATAGGGTCCAACTTGCATGAAATGTCAAAGCGAGTTTTGGATATTTTGAGAGCATCAAAAAATTAAGCTTAAAGTATATTGTAAATACATCTTCTAACTTGTATGATATGTCACAAATACTGCGCTGAAAGTTTTTTGTTTTTTGACCCGTTTCTTTTTAGAAGCGGGTTTTTTAATGTTTATGTTTTTCTTGCCGGACGTATTACGGCATGTAAAGCCCCGCTAAATATCAATTATTGGCGGGGTTTTTTCTTTAATTAATTTGATGATTTAGTTCTCGGTAGTAAATAATTTACTATTGAGAACTAAGTATTTGAAAAATAAAAATAATTTGATTTTTTATTTTATGTTTAGTATGTTGGTAAATATTAATTATTTTTAGGTGAAAGTATGACTTTATTTATTGGTGGTCGCCATCATGGACAATTCGTGTCGAAAGACGAGTCAGATTTGAAGTTAGAAAGTATTCCAAAGCAGTATGGACCAAGAACAGGTATGCAAAGGCCAACAGAGTCATACTTTAGAACCCAAGTAAGCTTCCAAGGAGAAGTGAAAACGTTTTATATAATTTCTGGAAAACAACCAATCGAAATGAGAGATGAAATACTTGATTTATGGGATCAAGTAAAATCAGACATATATGCTATCTAAATAGTTTAAGAAATTTTCTTCCTTTTTCGGGCGGTTGTCTTTCGTGCTATAGTCCAGTCTGATTAAAAACTGGTACTTATAATGAATATCTGTGTGGGTGGTGAACTCAATGGGCAAGTGATAGAAAAAAAGGGGTGTTAAGAACAAAGATGTATATAAATATTAGTAAATTATAAAATTATTAAATAAATTCAAATATTTAAATTAAAAATAAGTGATAAAACTTTAACAATATTTACGTACGTGATGAATTTAGTAACTCAAATAAACATTATTTTAGACGGATAATTATAAAAAACGGAGTACAAATGTCATGAATAAGAATGTAGAGCTAATAAATTACATTGATGTAGCTGAGACAGTTTACGAACGGGTATATGAAAATAATAAAATTTCAAATAATTTGATTGTTAATCTAAATCGCATTATGGCTGAGATAAAGAATCAAGCTGCAGAAAAAAGACTCAAATTGAAGTACAGCTCAATAGACTTTGAACATTGTTTAAGTTTGCCTTTAGCTGATCGCAAAATAAAAGTAGATTTAAGCCTTATACCTCATTTTGAAGATCGTGAAGAAAGTATTTTGTGGTTAACTAACTTTATTGGAAAAATTTGTGAGCCCAGAAAGATGCAAAGACAGAAAAAAAACTTCATTAAGTACCTGTGAATTTTAGATGAACAGCCCTTAAAGCGGTTTTTTATTGCTAGTAGAATATTTAAGGTATCTTTTCTAATAGGCACACACTATTAAAGTGTTTTTTATTTATTTTTTAGATTGAAAAGATTGCTATTTAAGTAATTTAAATATAAAAATCTTTATTGATTGAGAGTAGTTGTTATACAGGATATTTATAAGGATTTTAAAATGACAATTATCACATTGCTCGATGTTAAGACGAAGAAGAAGGTGATAGTTCGGTCCGTAATAGACCCAATAGCAAGAAAAGACAAAAAAGGGAATATACAAATTATTCAAATTCATAAATGGCTATATGATGAATCTGGAGATTTCGTTGATGAAGACTTATATGAGGCACTCAACAATGGAGAAGTTGGAATATACATAACTTTGCAGTATATGATCATTAATATTGAAAATTAATTATTTTTTATTTTTAGTCAGTTTGAGTTCTTAGTCTCTAGAGCCTAATGGTTACTGCACATAAGACCTTATTAAGTATTACCTATTGATGGGCACATATTCTTTATAAGTCTTGATAATTAAAAAAATTATGTAGGCTAAAAATAAAACCATTTAAAA